ACCTCTAGAATCTTATCAATTAGAAGACGATGTATTTAAGATTGCACATTTTGAGAACACACTTACAGACTTAAAAAAATCTCAACAGTTAACAAAAAAATTTAACAACCTTGGAAAAGAAAGAAATCTTTCAGGCAAAGATTTAGAAAGTTTTGTTGAAAAACAGTTTGAAGAAACAGCCGCCAAAAGAACTCGTGACTTAATGCCTAATTACAATCTTACTCCAAGGTTTGTACAAAACATTAGGTCAGCACCCATTGGTGACTTTGCTGCGTTTCCTGCAGAAATGATGCGAGTTACAATGAACTTGGCTAAATATACGATAGATGATATAACCTCTTCTGATCCAGCCTTACAAGCAATGGGATTTAAAAGACTGGGCGGTTCAACAGCTGTTGCTGTGGCAGGGCCAGCACTGTCTGCTTATAGTCGTGAAATGCACGGCATAACAAAAGAACAGGCAGAGGCGGCTGAGTTTGCTGTCCCTGACTGGGAGTATAAAACAAATAAAATATGGACTTCTCCTTTTGGAATAGATGAAGAGACAGGGCATTATGGTGCTGGATATTTTAATCAGGGAAGACTAGACCCTTTTGAATATGTTAGAAATGGATTTAGATTACTTCATTCTGGACTGGCATTAAATAATCTGGATGCTGTTGAAAATAATAAATTATTGTTTGGTTCTCTAGACCAGTTTGCTGGCCCCTTCCTAACCCCATCAATGATTACAGAGGCAGGTATTCAAGTTCTTTCAGGTAAGACTAGATATGGCGATGAAACAGATAGTCTGGTAGGAACTTTAGCAAATAGACTAGAACCATTAGTGGGGCTGGAAAAGGGTGTATTTATTCCAGGAACTGTAAAGCTGCTGCAGAGACGAATTAATTATAATGACTCTGTTAATGCAAGGGGCGAAGGCAATGCACTAAAGGATAGGAGTGGGGCTGTATATAACCCAGGTGAAACTGACCTTGGAGCATGGCTAGGTCTAAAGCGTCAGTTTCTAGATGTAACTGCTAATACTCCTTTTATGTATCAAGAATCTTTTAATAAAATTAATAGGGCAGGTGCGCCCCTCAATGTGCTGTTATCAACAGAGGCAGGTCTTGGGCCAGAGGATAGACAGGAAATTACTGACAAGATGATAGAGGCGCAAAAAGTAAAAGCGGAGGGTCTTAAGGAAGTAAGAGCATTAACAAAAAAGATGAGGGCTTTGTACGGGGATGATTTTAATAGAGAGTTTTACAGAGGATTAAATTTTAAGAGAGAGCAGTCTGCTCAAAACTTAAACTCTTTGTCACAGGCTATGAATAATATATTTGTACCTTACATGCCAAAAAGAACTAGGACACAGTTTGTATTAGACCAGTACAGACCTGATGAAGATTTATTTAGAATTTATCAAGAATATGCAGGAGCAAGATTAGAATGAACTACGATAAGGAAAGGCTGGTAGACCAGTTAATTAAACATGAAGGAATGGAACTTAAAGTATACAAAGATAGTCTTGGTATTGAAACAATCGGTATTGGGCGCAACCTCGTGGACAGAGGAGTTACTGAAGAAGAAGCTCGTTATCTGTGCAACAACGATATTGAAATTGTTGAGCGAGAGCTTGTTCAAAGTTTTCCTATTGTTAGCAGCCTTAACGATACTCGCATTAGGGTTCTTCTTGACATGGCTTTCAATGTCGGCCTTCCTCGTTTACGAGGGTTTAAAAGAATGTGGGCAGCTTTGGAAAACAACGATTACGGAGAGGCTGCAAAAGAAATGCTAGACAGCAAGTGGGCTAGACAAGTTAAGACAAGAGCCTACACGCTTGCCCGTATGATGGAATCAGGAGAAGAGTAATGATACAATTTCTAACACCAATTGCTAATCTAGCTGGTCAGTGGATGGCTAACCGTGCAGAAAAGGCTAAAGCAAAGCAAGCACTAGAGGTTGCCAAGATTGAGGCTAAAACAAAGAAGGTACAGTCTGATGCAAGTTGGGAAGAGACAGCTATGTCTGCCTCTGCAGACTCGTGGAAAGACGAGGCATGGACTTTAACCTTTATCTTTTTGATATTTGCTTGTTTCGTTCCTGCACTACAGCCCTATATTGAGGATGGCTTTCGCTTCCTACGTGAAGACTGTCCTGAATGGCTATCTTGGGGTATCCTTGCCAGCATAGCTGCCAGCTTTGGCTTGAAGTCAATCGGAAAACTTAAGGGCTGAATCAAGCATCTCTTCGAGCATGTCGTCAAAGGTGTATTTAGGCTCCCAGCCTAGTACATCTTTAGCCTTTGTTGCATCTCCACACAGAAGGTCAACCTCTGCTGGTCTATAGTATTTAGGATCAACACGAATAACAACATCACCGTATTTGTCAACACCTACTTCATCCAGACCGTCGCCGTCCCAAGTAATTTTATTATCAAAATAATCAAAACACTTCTCTATCATTTGTCGTATAGAGTGTAGCTTACCTGTAGCTAGTACATAGTCATCAGGCTTGGGCTGTTGTACCATTAGATACATGCCTTCGACATAGTCTTTTGCATGTCCCCAATCACGTTTAGCGTCAAGATTTCCTACACTGATGTAGTTGGTCGTGGCGTTTTGTATATCTACAACACCCTTCACAACCTTCTGTGTAACAAAGTCTCTGCCACGATAGGGAGATTCGTGATTAAATAAAATACCATTTGAAGCATGTATATTATATGCTTCACGATAATTGACTACCATCCAATAGGCAAACTGTTTGGAGACACCATAGGGAGAACGTGGATAGAAGGGTGTTGTCTCTTTTTGTGGTGTTTCCTGTACCTTCCCATATAGCTCCGATGTAGAGGCTTGATAAAATTTGGTATGTTCTTCCATACCTAGTGTACGAATGCACTCCAGGAGCCTTAAAACACCCATAGCGTCCACGTCAGCCGTGTATTCTGGTACATCAAAAGACACACGTACATGAGACTGTGCTGCTAGATTATATACTTCATTAAATATGTGTGTATCAAAGAGTTTGATAAGACTGCCTGTATCGGTAAGATCACCGTGGTGTAGATGTAGATTATCGTGATTGATAATATTCTTTATACGTGTCATACCGTCGTGAGATGTTCGGCGGTACAAGGCATGCACCTGATAGCCTTTATTAAGAAGTAGTTCTGCTAAATAACCACCATCTTGTCCAGTAATACCAGTTACAAAAGCAGTTTTATTTTTATCTTCCATAGTATAGTGACCTAACATTTTTATTAATGATTTTGGGGCAGCGATCATCATAGTAAATCTGATGTGTTTTCTTTGTTCTTTTTTTATCCTGACACTCGTAGGTACATCTACGAACAAGAGTTGCAGGACGACCGTTCATATATGACATTGTTACCCCCTGTAGCGAGAGATAACAGAGTGTACTAGCTACCGTCATTATCATCTTCAAAATCCTCTGGAAATGTTTCAATTAAAATAGAATATATTTTTTCTTTACCAATAATTTTAATACAATTTTTTATTTCGTTTTCGAGAGTATCTAAGTCATCTGGTATATTGTCTTCTTGATTGTTACCTCTGACACGAGACAGAAGTTCTAGAGCTTTTAGTGCCGTCTGTCCATGACCATTTGACTTCGCAGCCTCGTATTGTTTTTCTAATTCAGATATAACATCTACATCTGTTGTTATTTCGCTACCTAGTTCTTCTATTCTTTCTTGTATCTCTGGTCGTTTAAGAAGTTCGTGACCTTGGTTGTATGCAGATCTTTCGCTATATCCTGCAGCAACAGCAGACTTTGTAGCGTTCCTACTGATGTAGTAGTTCTGTGCAAATGTTTCCCACTTTTCTTTTTCAAGAACGCCCATCTAGAAACTCCTGAAAAGAGGCAAGACTTTCGTTATAGTAAGACTGCTTGAAGACTTGAGACGCAAGAGTATTATCACCATAAAACTTAATGTTGAGTCCAATATCTTTCTTTTCAAAAAGCTTTTCTAAATCTTGTGCCAAGGCTAGTAGTTCACCTGTTGTCCAGAATTTAATACCACCCGTTTCAACGTGGATGTATTTAGGATTGCCCATGCCGTCTAGTTCTTCTTTGCCTTTCTTTGCAACCTTTTCAGGAACAGAGCAGTCAAAACCAAAGAGATGTACATTCCTATAACCAATGGTATCTAGAAGACCCAGTGTGCGTGTGGCAGAACATGTGCCGCCAGAGATTAATACCTCACCCTTCTTGATACCAAGCTTTTCATTGATCTTAACACTGTCAGTAACCGACATGTCACGGACTGCATCAGTAAAGGCGTGGAACCCTAGAACATTATCTGTGCGTTCAAGAATATAATCTGTAACAGACAAGTCTGTCATGCTGGCAATAAAAAACAATGTACTAGGATCAATTGTTTTAAACAAGTCCTTACGTATAAATCCGTGTGTGCTTTCCCCCTCTAGTGGGCGAGGGTCTAGAATGACACATCCAAATGGTTTAATACCATTCTTTAGTAGACGAGGATAGGAATGTTTTACACAGAACACTTTGGCATTGTGTTTTTTTATTAAGCGTTTTACTTCAATAAAGTTTACATTACCGCCTGACACAATAATTACATGTTCGTCTGTAGCCTTGTAGTTTTTAACCCAGTCAAAGTCTTTAATCTTTTTAATATTTTCTTTAATGTTATTCTGAATATCATCAGAAGGCATAGAGTCTTTTGGTTTAACAACAATAGGCA